CGAGTTCTGCCTGAGTAATCGCAGCGTCGGCATCAACTTGCTGAGACCCACCCTGTTCGATACCCGTAGCGATGCAGTCCAGCATCTGGGGAGTGCGAACAAAGAATACGCAGTTTCCGCAACGGCTAGTCTGTGCTTCTTCTACAGTGGTATTCCACTTGTCTGCTTTATCCTGCCAAAACTCGTCGTTTGGCTCTTTGGGGTTGAGGGGGCCGTAGCCGACGTTGTCAATAGCGTTCTGACGGTTCTTGAGGTTCAATTCAATGTTCTGCGTGGCAGGAGGACACGTTTCCCCGTCAACCGCTGCAGTGAGGGGCATGTCTTCGAGAAGAAGGTCAGTCTCAGGGCTATATCCGAGGTCAATGGTGGTGCGACCAGCAATGAAGTTCACCTTGTCAATAGCGTCTTGGCGACGAGCGCTAAGAACCATCATGGTATTGATTTCTTCAGAGTTGCGGAGAACATCGGTGCTGTACACACGACCGTCAGGCTCTTGATACGAGAGTTCACGGTTACGCTTATCTCCGGGCCAGAAGCCGTCCATCTCCTTGTGACGGAGAGCACAGTACCCCTTAGCACGCGGGCCAAGGTACTTCTTGAGGTTACGGACACAGCGGGTCCAGTCGCCAGGAGTATTCCAGCGAATCTTTAGTCCACCCTTGCCAACAGTCCAGTATTTGCGAAGTTCTTCAGCGTTACCACGGTTACGGTCAAGACCGCCCGCTGCAACGAGAGCCAAGAAGTCATACTTCTCACCGATGAGAACGGCAACTGCAAGGTCGAGGCTATACGCCGAAGCGGCTACAGTCTTGACATCTTCTTCGCGTCCTTCAGGAGCCTGTGCAGTATCGACCTGATTGAGAACATCGTTGAGAACGGTCTCATCGAGGGGGACAACGGGGGGAGGAGTAGCCGAGTTAAGGTCTGCGAGAGTACGCACATCCTTGACCCACTTGCCTGCCTCGCGAGTCCACACCATTGGTTCGTTCGACTTTGTGTTCTCGGGAACGAGAACCGACAACTGCATGACAGCGCGAGGGTCATCAGGCGAAACGATAGCCATGTAGATGGGCTGAACGTCCGTAGTCTCGGGAGTAATTTCAACAGCAAGGTCCTTGCCCGCTGCTGCGAGAATGGGTCGGTACCAGATGGAGTTGGAGACGCCAGTATTCTTGTCCTTCTTTTTCAGCCAGTTCTTGAGAAGTGGGTGCTTGTAGGCGTCGAGTGTAAGTTCCTTACCAACTGAGTCTTCAAGTGCCTCGCCATACGCACCCTTGTTCGTCGGGTCAAAGGTAGGGTTCTCGACTCCACCAGCGTTTGGGAGTGGCTCGCGGTACAGAGCACGCTGTGACGAAACCCACGAGGGCCAGTCAGCAAGCATGTTGTGGAGGTCGGCGGGGGTAAGTGCGGGAAGAGTTCCAGGAAGTTGAGCGACAGGTCGCCCCATCGGAGTACGGGGCTGACCAAGAATTCCAGAGAGGTCAAGCGGGTTGTACGTGTCTGGGAGAGGAGCAGGAGTAGTCGGGTAGACATTTTGGTTAGGTGTATCTACCTGTCGTCCAGCAACCGTAACCGTACTTCCGCTATCAAGTTTGACATTGACAGTCCCCGAAGCGCGGTCAGTGCTTGTGATAGTTCCCTGCTTGGAGTTATCTCCGCCGACAGCAACGCGAGCGCCAGCCTTAGCGAACTGCCCAGAAGCATTACGGACCTGCGTAGTAGCAGCCTTTGAACGCTCTTCGGGAGTGTACTCGGCGTTAGCCTTAGTGGTGTCTCCAGCAGCAGTCATCGCAAGGTTGACAATGTTCCAGTCAATCTCGGGGAGAGCATCCATAGCCATACGGGCTTCTTCTTCTCCGTCATCGAGGTCTTCGACAGAGACAGTACGGAACGGGTCCTCTTGGAAGAGGGCAGCAATGGTAATTGCAGACTCTGGGTCAATAGTGACGTGAGTCTTTTCTACGGTGTCATCTGCTCCGTCGAGTTCAGCATCACGAGTCCAGATATCTTCGTGCATACTGCCGAGGTCATCCCACGAGCCGTTATCCCACACGTAGACGTTTCCGTCATCATCAATTTTGTAGAGACGGTCAATTCCCGAACCATCCATACGAACACGGGCAATGAAGTCAGGGGCATAAACATCGTCACGACCGAAGTCGTTGATATCGCCGACATACTGGTCGTTGTATGCCTGTGCGTCAGGAATAGCCTCGTATGTGGGAAGTGTATAACCGTCAGCAGTAATCGCCTTCTTGTTCTCGGACTCAACAATGGCAGATGCCCAACGCTGACCAGCGTCGCCACCCCACAGAGCCCATGCGATACGACCGTTCGAGGGGAAGCCATCTTCCTTGGGGCTATAACCCTTGCCCTTTTTGTCGACTTCGTGACGAGGGAAATACTTGGCAATGTGGCGGACCTTTTCGAGGCCAATCTGTCCACCCTTAGCGAGGGTACGGGCAGTATTGAGACCGACAGGAGTTCCACCACGCTTGTGCTTTTTGCGCCATTCAAGAGCCTTCTTGGCTTCGGACTGTACGCCAGAAGGAATAGTGTACTTGCGACCAGATGACGCTATAACACCAATGTCCAACATTGAAAGAGATGCCTCAGCGAGTTCTACCGCCGAGTCAGGGACATCAACGTCGTACTCAGAAATGCTCCAAGATTGCTCAGATGACAGCACATCAACACGTCCAGTTTTGAGAACCATGTTGAGGGCGGGGTCGATAATGGCACCATTGCGCTCATTAGCGAAGAAAAGAAGGCTTCCGTTGCTTCCTACGTATTCCACGATGCGCCTACTCTACGGGAGTTACGTAGTCGGAAATTTCCTCGGCAGTGAGGGGAGCAGCGTCAAACTTTGCAACAAGTTCTTCTGCAGTCTCGGCATTAACGGAGTGCGGGGTCGCCATCTCGAAAGACATGTCACCAGGAGCGACAGCAATCCACGTACCAGTAACACGCTTGTACATCCCGAAACCATTGATGTAGGAGAGACCGATAACGGTACCATCCTCACGCGTAAGCGCATACATTTCTTCGGTGCCGTCTTTGAAATAGGTAGCCATTGGCTGTTCCCTTTCTTCCTTGGTGAGGTGGTTCTCTGGACTAATCAGAGCCTTGACGGCCTGAACAGGCAACGAGATACCATATTGTGATAACTTGACCCCGTCGGTGGTGTCAATAGGGCGGATAGTGATATCGCCCTCTTGAGTAGAAAATGACATTTTTTCTACCATAGTGCGTTCTGCAAGAATGAGAGCGTCGTATGTCAGTTCTTCTCCATCAGAAGTAACTGCGACAATGTTGGATGTTCCGCTGGGAATATACGCATACAGAATCGGAGTATCTTCTCCGTCGACGGAGAGCATCCCAATGCTTGGGTAGACAAGGCGTCCGTCTGGGCGCTGAATCACCATGAACTCCGTTTCGTTGGCTAAGACCTAGTCTTATTGTATCTTATTATGAAGGATTTGTTTCCGACTGGTCTGGATTTTCATACAAGCCAATCCACTCATCTGAATCATCGTCGCCACCAAAGTTGTAGTCCAAGTCCTCTTCAAATGTTTTAGGAGGATTTTTGGCATACTGCTCACTTGCGCGTTGATACAGGTCTGCTAGGTCCTCTGCATCCTGATAAACCGAGTCTGCAACATCTACTTCAATTCCGTCATCCGCAGAATCAACTATGGTCTCAAAAGGACCCCTATCAAAGTAGTCTTCTACAGACTGTTTGGTGGCAATTTCACCTTTTTCAGACACGATAACACTATCTCCAACCTCCGCCCAGTTGAGGCCGTAGATTAAGTATTTTGCTTTTAGGCTGACCATGATTACCTGTTCCATCCATTCTGTTGCTGAGCATTCCTAAATTCTTCATTCCTACGTCGAAGTTTCTCCATGAAGGCAAGACTTTCCTCGAGAGTTGGAATACGGCGGTCTCCATGCCAGCCAGTCTCAGCCATGATTTCTCTACCAAGAGTACCTCCACGAGTAGGATAATACTCCAATTGTCCAGGAATAGTAGCAATTTCATTTGCAGTAGGTCGGTCACTACCCCCGCGTAGCGCTCGCTGAATGAGGTTTTCAAGATACATAGCATCCTGCATTCGACCCTCAGAAATTGCCAGCGATAGTTGATTCTTCATGTTTCGAACAATCATCGGTGGAACTACATTCTCAGTAAAATCAAATCCAGCGTTACCCCAAGTGTAGCCACCCTCAGTGAGACCAGCACCAACATGTACGTTCTGGATTCCAAGTGCACGATAGAGGTCATACAGTGCTTCTGTATAGTTGCTGGAGAACCCGTCACCACGGGCGCTCTTGACCAACTCCATGTACGCATTGTAGACATAAAGGTTGCCGTTCTCATCAAATCTAAACTCACGGCTAGTTGTCCCAACGGTCCTACCACTGGGGGTCACTATCTTTGCGCTAAATGACCTTTCTCCAACACGAATATCATATAGTTCGTACTTTCCAAAAGTTTTTCCTTCTAGGTGTCCTAGGATAATTTGGCGTAGTGCTGCAGTATCGCCAGAACGAATAATCTGTACAAACTGTTCAGGAGTCACGTCCGTCTGGTATGAGCCGGGCGTATAGGTAATCGAAGTTTCCGAAGTACTGTTGGGACGACGAGTTCCTTCTCGGGCAGGCGTGGCTCCCCGCTGACCAGCAGTGGGCTGGCTAGACGGTGCAAAACGATTCACGTCATTGCCAGTGTTGACTACAGTTCCTCGACGAACTGCCTGCATAACCTGTTCATCAGTCCAGTAACTAGGAGAACCGTTACGACTCTGCACATACCATTTGCCGTCACTATTACGAGTAAACCGTCGATAGTATCCTGCTGGCGTTGCTCCATGTAGCATTGCTCCAATAGGATATTCACGAAGTTGACTCAGTGACGTCACCCTAGCAGGTAGAGCCGTGGTGTCTTCTGGGGGAAGAGCACTAAACGTGTTGACTTCCGAGTTTTGGAAACGGTGGAGCAGTTGCTCGTTAGTGAACTGTCGACTAGTGTTTGCCAGTTCCCACTTACCATTGCCCAGTTTCGAGAACTTTAGAGGCTCAGAGCCATCTGCCAGTTGAAGCGAGACACTGCTACCAATTGGTGCAGAGGTGATGTAGAAAGCATCAGAGATGACAGAACCTTCAGGAAGGAGTTCCCACACACGGGGGGCCTCCTCTTCACTCTGCTGTTCTGTACGAGACGTCAGTCCCAGCGAGCCAAGAGTTTCTGAAGAGTAACCAATCGACGTAAAGGAACCAGTAGTGGGGTACCACTTACCGTCATCCTTCTTCTCGTACTCAACATTAGCAAGAGTCACCTGAGTTCCAACAGGAGCACCAGAGAACCAGTCAGGGTTATTTATTTGAGTTCCAGCAGGAACATCTACCCAACCAGCAGAAACGTCGGGGGTAATTTCAGACAACGGACTTGGAACCATTGCATCTGGGTTGCGGTCACCTTCAGCGGACACCTGTGCGCCCGGCGGGAGGACTGTAGGCGCAGCACCTCCAACATACAACTGTCCTGTCAGGACTCGGTCCCTAATCAGATTTTCAGGGAAAGCCTCCGTCGTAACCTGACCAGAAACAACTCGTCGCCAAACTCCTTCAGAGTCTTTCTCGTATATACGACCAGAACTAGTTGACCAGATTTGAGTTCCAGTTGGGGCACTGTTCAACCACTCTGGGTAAAGAATTTGAGTACCATTCATAGACTCAGGAACAGCGCCTCGAGGTGTTTCACGAGTAGCGGGGGCTTCTGATACAGATGGGGCTTCAGGAGTAGTTCCTACATCCTCTGAAACGGGCTGTGAAGCAACGATGTTAGCACCATCCGCGAGAGCACCAAACTCCTGCGAGGCATCAGCGTTGTTGTTACGCTCTGCTTCAACCGACGCAATGTCAGCAAGCATGGCAGCATCCTCGGCACGGTTCGGCTGGCGGTCAGGAAGAGCACGGAGTTCCTGAATGATGTCAGCAAACTCTTCGCGAGAAAGAGTCGTAGCCATTTCTGCACCAAAACCATTCAGTATATTCGTGTAGACGGCGTCACGGCGAAGTCCAGCAGGCAGTTCTCCATTCTCATTGAGGAGTTTGCTACCAAGAAGTTCAAGCACTTCATTTACTTGAGCAGGAGTGGCTCGGTCGATGGCACCCTCGTCAAAGTATGTGGAAACTTGCACATACTCGTTAGGGCCAGCAGTAAACGTGACACGCTCCACCTTATAGGTACCATCACTCTGACGAATAGCAACAGGAACGGTATACCCGCTACTAATTGCGTTCGGAACAGCATCAGCCAGAACTGGGGCCTGAACCATGCTCGTATTGTCATTGAGCATTCCAATGAAGTCTCCGCGAACAAGTTCGTCAGGAGTTCGAATAATCGCAAAAGGACGAGCGCCAATGAGGTGCTCAGGAACAACCGTTCCATCTTCAAGAACAAGTTCCGAGTTATCGTTACGAGTAGCCTGCTGAGTGCTAGGTCGAACGGGCTCAGCGGGAATTAGAGCAGGGCTTGGGACTACTATATCTTCGGGACGTGCAACTGAAGTTCCGTAGTCAGCGCGAGGGTCTTCGTACCCGTCACGGTAGCCAATACGCTCCGAGCCGTCAGTACCATCAGCAGTCTGGATAAGGCGGTTCATACGCGACGTAGTCCACGAGGTGTCGCCATTGTTCCACTTGACCTCGACATAGTCGGAGTAGCGGTAACGACCCAGCGAGTCAACCCAACCAAGACGCTTACGGACAGTACCGCGACGACCAGTGGCGTCGTGCTCGACGGTATCGCCAGCATCCAGTGGAGTGCGCTGGTCAAACGAAACCCATGTGCCATAACGGTCGAGGTTGTTCTGGTTCATCATGTGGGCTTCGTAGACATCAGCAACCTGATACATGTATGCCTTGTCGATGTTACGACCATACTTTCGGCTGATACGCTCAGCCATAATTCCCATCCACTTGTCATTCAAGCGGTACTTAGAGATAGCACTAAGGATTGAGCGCATAACGGCATCCTCGGCTCGACGTGCCTCGTTCGTCGAGGGAGGGTTGATACCAAGCAGTGCTCGGATGTTAGCCATAGTCTGGGGGTTGTGCTGAATTTCTTTGGCGTGGACCCACTGATTAGTGTCAGGGTCCATGACATCGCGCTTCTTACGACGACGAGTAGCGTCTGCATCAAACCAGTTGACGGGGCCCTTGCCATTGAAGAACGAAGCGTGGAACTTAGCAATCTCGCGGCGGTAGTTGTTAAACGTCGCGTAAGGAGACTGGCTCATGTGTCCGACACGTGCGGACCATGACTGACCTGTAGTCAAGTTGGTTCGACGAACGTAGGTGTAGAAGTACTCGTCAGCAGTGCGAGTGACGACAACCTCGAAGCGGTACTGAATTCCAGTAGCAGGGTCAGTGTACTCGTGGGTCTCCGTAACAACTTCGTCATCGCCACGACGCTCTCCGTTTGGAAAGAGTTCAGCCATCTTGTCGAGAATGTTGAAAGTTACACCAGCACGCTCGAGAGTACGCATAGCCTCGAGGTCTCCACCAGACACGTGCATCCACGCATCATTAGCGATGGCCTCGTCAATGGCGATTTCTTCGTCTTGTTCACTACCAAACTGGAAGACGTGAGCACTAAAGTCGTAGCCGGGGTCCTCGTCGTGCGGGTCTCCATCATCGATTTCTATGAGTACTTCAGGGTCGGCGTCACGAGTAATCTTACGAATAATGGCTGCGGTGGTTTTTCCCGTAGCCGCAGGGTTATTCATTTCGTACCACTTGCCGTCTTCACGACGCTCGAAGCGCTGGACATCACCGTTCTTATCGATGAAGTAGACGTCGCGGAAGTCCTGCGAACCTTGGTTCAAAACATCGCGCCAGTCAGTACGAGGCTGAGCAGATGCCATAGCATCCTCGACGGTCAGACCAGAAGCCTCAGCAACCTGCTCGCGGGCTTGCTGGTTGCGCTCAACATTTCCATCAACGGTGTCCATGTCGTACCCATTGTCGACAAGACGCTGACGCACTTCTTGAACAGAGATGTCTACGTTAGAAGTTCCTCGGAACTCGGGCATGCCAAAGTTCCGCAAAGAGATAGTAATAGTGTCTTCACCATTGCCCGTTGCAGAAATGTACGCGAGGATAACATCAGCAATAGGGGCAGTAGAAATCCATGTATTGAGAACCTCTTGAGGAGAGGGCTGTCCAGTAGTGCCCTCCTCTTCACGGGTAATATCGGATGTTCCCTGTCGACGAGCCTGAAGAGCATCTAGATTCATAGAGCCACCGTAGACGCTATCAAGAACGCCAGCAATATAAACTTCCGTGTCAAAATTGTCAGAGTTATAGAGAGCAAGCGCCACAGAATTCAGCGGGTATGTTTCTCCGCCTAACGTGACTTCTTGCTTTCCGTTGACCGCTGCTTCGCGGATTGCTTCACGAAGTTCAGCAGTACTAAAGCCGTCAAGCGAATCAGCAAGACGAAGGTCCTCTGCCGTCGGGTTGACATAGTCAAACTCATACTCGGAAATAGTTGGAATCTCAGTTACAGGCTCGTTGGGAACCTCAGTGATTTCGGGGTTGGTGTCGACAACAGGGATATCAGCGTTGACCGAATCAACAACACTGTTGATGGCGTCTTTACGCTGTTCGAGACGAACAACGTCTGAGACGCTACCGCTATCCATTGCACTACGAACATCGGCACTCAGGTCGGGGGCGTCATCAATGGCGGGCGGGTTACTGTCACGAAGTTCTACTGCTCGCTTAAGAACAGCCATCTCTCCGCTGTGACGAGGCTCCGCTACTCCACGGATGAACTCTGCCATCCTCCAGTACGGGTCATACCCCGAAGCAAAGCCAGTGTTCTGCGCGAGTAGGTTAGCATAGACCTCATCGTACGAAGCGCCACTATCAAACAAGGCGCGGGCAGAACCGTCCGCGTCATACTGCGAGAAAAGGCCATCAAGTTTTTCAGGATTAGCAGCATCAATGGTCTGCTGTGCATTGTATGCTCGAACGCTTGACTTCAAATTCTGAATGGCACTATTGCCATACTGGTCGCCATAGAGGCCCTCAAGAACGAAGTAGCGCAATGCTTCGGGAACGATGACACCGTCTACACTGGAAATTTCGTTAACTGCATTCTGCATTTCAGTGCCGTAGTCTTGACCGTTGTCCCCAAAGTTCTCAGGAAGTTCTCCAGTACGGAAAGCACGCTGTGCATCCTCACGCACTCGGGCGCGAAGTTCCTCTACCTTATTGGGACCACCGTTATCAATCCACGACTGAAGACGGGTTGCTGCCTCTTCCTGCTGGCGAGCACGGTTTTCTGTTGCTAGTCGAGCCTGAGCCTCGCGGGCTTGAGTTTCCGCAATGCCCTCGGGACTATTAGCGCGGTCCTGCTGGTCTTGGTTCTCCTGACGCATCTCTCCGTGCATCTTAAGGAGGTCGTCATAATTTTGAATATCCCGCTGGGTTGCAGCATCTTGGTCTGGGGACAACGCACCAAGTCGGTCACGAAGACTTTGAACCTCAGCCTGAACTTCATCGTTGGGGCGAGTATCTGCTAAGGCCCGTTGACCAACACGGAGACGGTTTCCCGACTGGTCAGCAATCATGGGGTAGTTGGTCCGAATGTCAGAGACGATTGCATCGAGGCTATCAGTGTTCTCTGCAACGGCAGGGGCCTCGGTTGCAGGGAGTTCAGCAACAGGGGCTTCAGGAGCCTGCTTAGGAATCTCTGCAACAGGAGTCGCAGGAGCCTCAGACTTGCTGGGGTCACGAACAAAATCAGCGTTGTCAACAAACCAGTCGCCCTCATAGCCGTCGGGCTCAAGTTCAGCGCGAGCATCCATCTCGTCAAGAATCTGGCTGGCACGCTCACGGTCAGCAAGGGGGAACGGTCGTCCATCTGCACCAAACAACGTGCTTCCCTCGGCGGTGAGTTCAGCATTGGTCATTCCAGCAGGGTCAGCCAAGTTTTGCTGAAGAAGTTCTGCAACAGGGGCTTCAGGTGTTGACGGTGCAGGGGTCGCAGGGGCTTCTCCCTCAGCAGGCTCATAGTTCGAGCGAGTCGAGTCAATCTGGTAGACAGCCTTCAGAGCGTTAGTGAGACCTTCAACATTACGGATGGGCTGTGAGCCACGGTCAAGATTGTCGTAAACATCGTAAAGTCCAGAGCCATCGCCCGCGATGCTGATGTCGCCATCTTCTGAGTTGTACGAGTCATTGCTGGAACTCGACGCGGTAAACCCTGGAGGCGCTTTCATGTAGGCAACTCGGTCGGTGCTTGGAATGTCCTCGAGGGTACGCTTTCCAACAGCGTTTCCACTGGCGTCCTTACCAAGTTCAATTCCTCGCTTGGCGAGGTACTCTGGGTCAAGGCTTGCAAGAACCTCGCGGAAGTTGTTTCCTTCAATCTCGTAGAAACCATCAGGGATGTTAGCGTCATCCTTGACGTACATCCAACCCGACGTATCCGTGTTACCAGCACCGACATAGACACCTTGGACGTTGACCTCTTCACCAGCACGGCTACCGTACTCGGAACCAAGACGCAACTTAAACTTCATCAGACCAAACATCTCGGCGAAACGTCCAAAACGGTCACGACGCTGAGCACGAGCACGAGCCGAACGCTCTGCGAACGAGTTTCCACCAGAGTAAGAGGCGATGAGGGCGTTCAATTCCTCGATGATTTTGTCGTGGTTATCCATGTTGTTATCTCCAGTAGGCTCTAAAGTCAGATTTTAGTATACCAGTTATGGTATCTATACGATTCGAGTAAGGATGTCGGGAGCGCCCACCTTCAGACGAGCAACCGCAAACTTATACTCTATGGACGAGGGGTCATTCGAGAGAACGGAGGCAACAAGAGCCTTAGTCTGAGGAGATACGTCAAGAGTTCCAGCCTCCCAGCCAGCACGCTCTTCAACATACGCTGAAGCAGTGATTGCTCCATTATTGGGAAGAAGTGGGTGTCCAAGGGGGAGCAAGTCAACGTGAGGAGTCGAGGAGATATTCTGCGTAGCAACTGAGAGGAAATTCTCGACGGCACGAATGATTCCAAAGTGTGCGGAACTCTTCTCTTGACCAACACGAGCGTTGTTCTCTCGGATGACGACGGCACGAATCGACGAACGGGGAGCGTGACGAGCGGGTCCAACCTGAGAGTTGGCACTAGCAGTGAGGGCTAATGCATACTCCATGATGGACGGAGACTTCCCCATCGAAAGAACTTGCTTATTCTTATTGGACGAATCCTGAATAATAGAGTCGAGGTCGTTTTGTGACTCGTAATACATAATTAGTTTCCCTTCTTGGGGAGCAGGTCAGCGTCGTGTGCGCTGTACAGGTCAACGGCGAGTGAGCGGGTGCGCTCGAATGGGTTGTCGTTCTCACGAACGGCACGAAGCCACGTCGCGCGGAACGCGGGGATAACCTCAAAGCCAAGACCAGCGTACGCCGTGATAGCAAAGATAGCATGCTCAGGCGTCGCATAAAAAGACTCGTCTTGAATTGCAATGTTTGTCCCAGCAGACACAGCACCAGCAGTGAGAGCCTGCAAGTCCATGTCCTTGTTACTACGGGACTTGAGGTGGTCAAGAACGCGGGTCATCGCCGACTCGTGAATCGAGAGCGAGTCAGAGCCCTTGCTCGACGCAGCGCCTCGGTAGTAGACGGTCTTGAGTTCCGACAGCGAGCAGTCGCGGGCGTAGTCGCCAGCCTTACTGCGACGGACAAGAGAGACGAGTTCTTCCTCGGTAGTCGAAGAGAAATGAAGTCGGCGTGATGGTGTTGACATTACTGTGGCTCCGCTAATGGAATAGGTGGTGCTTCGGTGGGCTGAGTTTGGACGGGAGTAGATTCTGGGATGGGAGTAGTTTCAGGTGCAGGAGTTGCCTCTGAGGCAGGAACGGGCTGACCAGCAAGAATGTTCTGAACCTCAGTAGGGACAGGAGCAACCGAATTAGCCTGCTGTGAGGCACGGGCTGCTTGGAACAAGTCAGGGGCAATCGTGTTGAGCAGAGCCTCGGAAAGTTCGGGAGTAATTGCTCCGCGTTGGAACAAAAGGCGCAGGGCGATTTCCGTAGGCTCAGGAGCATCGGCATCCGAGAAGCCGTGAGTACGACGCCACGTATCGAGGCTGATTGCCATTTTCTCGAAACCAGAGTCAGCATCAGCAGCGCGGTCATTGCGGGTGCTGATTGCTGAGGGGTCGAACCAAACCACGATGCGCTGGACGTCAGAATCTTCGTACCCGACGGACTTGAGGTAGGGGCGGAGGTAGACAACCGTCAGAGCATCGGAGATGAGGAGGAGAAGGGGTTCGATGTGCGCCTTGTAAAGGCTTTCGTCAATCTGGACGGCGTTCGAATAACGGACGTTGGCAAGGCCAGTGACGATGTCCTTGGGAACATCGAGTCCCTGAAGGATACGCTCAAGAACACGGTCAGCACGCTGAGCAAGAGCAGGGTCGAAAGAACGCTCAAATTTAAACTGCTTGATTTTGTCGCCAAGTTCTGCGGGTCCTCGAATAATCAGTGGCACCACCGCTGAAGCCGAGGCTTCATCGCTGATGGGGGTCGTCATCGCGTCAATGAGTTGGTCCTCAAACTCATCCTCGGCGCTCTCGGGAGTATTGACAACATCGTCAGCAGGGTCGAAAGGATAGTCGGGGTCGGCTGCTGCCGAAGTGGACAGACCGTCTGGCAAGTAAAGAGCACCAGCGTTGAGACGCGAGCGAGCAGTCGCACGGAAGGTGCGGTTCAGAAGAAGAAGTTCGTCACAAAGGTCCAAGAGGCCCTTAAGGCTCGACTCGGCATCCTCCGAGTAGCGGGGGTGTGAGCGCCAGATTCGACCAACAAACGCAGTGTTAGGAAGTTTGATGACACCCTTTTTATTGGCAGTCGAAGACGCAGCCTGTGCGAGGTCAGCGCGAGGAACAATGGTGACGTTGCCCCGCTGGTCGACGGTCAGTTCATCAGTCGAACGGATGTCCCAACTTTCAGGGAGTCCAGTTCCAATCAGTTCGGGGCGCTGAACGAGATAGCACTCACCCGTGACGTTGAGGTTGAGGGCAGCGTCGCGGAGAAGTCCCGCCTGTCCGCCGTAAGCAGAGTTGAGGCGCTCGAGTGCACGCTCGGCAGCAGCAGATAGTTGAGGGTCAACAGTGCTGGAGTTACGAATCGGAACAGGCGCTTCAGCGGGGTCGTCGATTACAGCAGTGTAAAGACGGACACGCGAGACAACGGAAGCGACGAGGTTGAATGCATATTTGATTTCACCGATAGCGTCGTAATACTCCCACGCCTCGCCTTGCCACTTGTTAGCGTAAGCAGAACGGCGGTCCCGAAACTGCTCCATTTCCTTCTTGTCATCGATGCGAATGGATGCAGCAGCGGCAGTAAGAGGTCGCGGAACAGAGTACAGAGGGGTGGTTGTAGGGATGAAACCCTCACCCTTACGGAATACAGCCATTGAACCGCTTTCGTCTTAGTTATCGAGTTTTGTGCTGATGTAGCCAGTGACGGCAGATAGTGCAAGCACGCACGCGACAGGTATAGTTACCGTTGGTACTATTGTATAGCATATGAAGACGAATGTTCCCACGTACATGCTCAAACAGTGGTAGCAGGTCAATAGATATCCGAACTGGGTGCTGGGGGAAACTTTTGAGAAGAACCAGTTTCGGGGTGCATCCAAGATGCGGTCCTCGATAAGGAGTCTACAAATTCGATACGTCGCCAGCGCGAGGATGACAAACTCAAGCAGTGAGGGAATCATACGGTCTCCATGTTCGTAGTCGGGAACCGCAACCACACGAGTTGTCCTTGCGGAAAGCGAAACGCTTCCCTTGGACCGTCGTGACAGTGGTGTCGTCAGTTTTTGATGCAGAGCCGTGGAATGTGGTGGGAATGATTTCCTCTTTGAACACGAGAGACGGCCCGTGCGGGGAGTCTTGGGCTATAAGAATGTGCGTGTCGGAGACCACGATGCGAACGGAGTCCATACGACGGATAGAGGGGTGGTTCGGGGATGTGTTCGAAGTGATGGGGTCTCGGTAGTCCGAACCAGCGAGGACAAACAGGGCGGGGAAAACGTCGCACTTTACTTTCATTTGGCTACCTTACCAAGACGCTTCGCCATTGCGCGATAAGTGACGCCAGTCGCGTCGGCGAGTTCCTGAACCGTCACGCCTTGCTCGTGGAGTTCTTTGGTCAGGTCAGTCAGCCAGTAGTTGGCAAGTCTGGCAGGGTGGTTGGGGGACATCTTTGAACGGAAAGTCTTAGCGTGCGGGCCGAGTGTCTGTAGTTTGTCGCGGTCCTCCTCGGAGATACCCGGTGAAACTGGACGGCGGGGAACGTACTCGGCTGGGGTGACGAGCGTCGGCGACGGAGGAGTATGTTCAAGGACATCGGGACGGCTATATAGATGTGCACGCTCAACCCACGTACGAATTGTGGAACGGGGACGAGGATTCGGGAGGGCCTCCCCGATGGAGCGGAGGGGCCAACCTGCCTGATACAGGACGAGACAACGTACATCTATATCTCTTTGGTCCTTCAGGCTACGCAGGAACTCCACCTCTGAGAGGGGGATAGATTGTCCTCTGGCTGGCCTGCGAGTCATTAGATTAGTATACACTGGGACTAGGTATGTACTGTGGAGAAGTTATAGTACCTTACCGATTTTTGGATTTGACCCCGGAGCAGGCTCCGCCCCATTCCGGGCAACTTCTCATTTGTTTCCTAAAAAAGAGGCTGCACCATCAAAATTTTCTGCGACCAGACAAAAATTATTCACACTCAAAATAAAAAACATATGGCAACTAGGACATAAGCAAACTCATCAGCCTGCCAAGCGAAACTCATTAGGACATAAACAACCTGCCTACCTACCCAGCCACCGCCCAGCAATAAAAATTGTTGGGGCACAAACAAAATCAACAACTCATATTCACTCATCTACAAAATTATTAGGACACTAACGACCTACTCATCTAGTCATTCACTTGCCTACTAGCCCAGCCACTTATGACAGCCATTCACGATAGCCCCAGCCCACCAGTCAGCCCACCACCGACAGCCCCAGAATTATCGTCACCGCATGATTACAGTAAGTCCCAGATATTCACCTAGCCAGCCCCTATTAGTAGTCAGCCCAGCCCAGACAGACAGCCCGACTACATAATGCGAAACAACACACGACATAGACACACAACACAGACACAACACATCAACATAGGTACACGACAGCCACGCCAGACCGCCCGCCCTAGACCGACCGACTGACTGACTTACATAGACACAGACAGACAGCCCGCGACCACGCGATAGACCGCGCATACCTAGCCCGCACGACTATGCCAGTCACCCCCGCCGACCGCCCGCGATTACCCGCACGGCAAGGCGCGACACGCCCGAGATAAAAAATAGTTTGTAATGTCGGCGATATAGGCTAAGTTAGGTACTACCGAGTTAGTCAACCAGACATACTCATCAGCAAGGAGATACAAAATGACCAACACCACCGCACTCAGCCCCGAAGCACAGCGGGCAGTCACCGCTCTGGCTACCGCCCGCAAGATGGTTGCCGAAGCCAAGCGCATTGAGGATGCCGCGAAGGCAGTCATCAACGCCGAACTGCCCGAAGGCGCACTTGGAACTGACGGCAACGGAACGGTTATCGTGGAACGCGCCATTGGAACGAATGGCTCGTTCGACCGCAAGGCTCTCGAAACGCTTTACAACGAAGCCTTCACCGCCACCTTCCGCACCACGACCTACACCAAACTGGTAGTCAAGTAGTCACCCGCCCGCCCCGCAAGGGGCGGGCAACCCCACCGCCCACACCGCCACGACCTAGACCCGAAGCCCCCCGTCAGCCCACCAGCCAGCGGGGGGTTTCGCTATGCCCGCCAGCCCAGCCCGCCAGCCACCCGCGTACGCCACCAGCCCGCGCCACAGCCCCGCGCACACCGCGCCCCACACTCACACCCACCCAGACCCGCACAGCCCCACACAGCCCGCCCCAGCCATTCGCCCACAGTCACACCCGCAAGCACCCAGACCACCGCCGACCGACTGCCCCGCCGACCGACCCGCCCGCCAGCCACTCAAAAAACATACACTTTTGTCGGACTGACAAACCCACCGCCCACCGCACGAAACCTGGCATAAAAAAGTTTTTTGACCAATTTGTCGTTTTGGCTTGCGAATTGGTAAATGTGTGATAGAGTGAACTTACAAGCGGGGGAAACCCCGACAAACTAAAAAGGGAAGAAGGACAAAATGACGAAAACGGTTCTCGTCGCTACATCGCAAGGTGAGCGCGGACAAGACGGCAAGAAGAAGATTTACGAGATTGTCGTCGAAGGCAACACCGTCACTCTGATGTGGGGCAAGGCAGAAGAAGCCCGCCGTCAGACCAAGCGCGAGTGGTTCACCAGCAACTCATTCGCCCAGATGTTCGCAAACGAAAAGAAGTGGGAAAAGGTAAACAAAGGCTACACCGTAGCGTTCACCGCCTAACCCCCCGAGAAGCCCCCCGCCAAGCGCGGGGGGTTTTTCGTTGTCCGCGCACCGCCCGCGACGCCGAGAAAAATCACCGCGTCCAAAAGTGTACGTTTTTTGAGTAGCACCCCGCGACCGACACCGCGCCACCGAGCGCGACACTCCCGAGATGAGAAAATACTTGATAATTCCAACAACCCCTGGTAGATTTCTATTAGCAAGAAAACACCACGACGAAAGGTACAAAATGGACACCTACGACAACTACTACGACGCCTGCGGTTGCGGGTTCAGCGGGCGCGTCCCCGCCGAAAACATCTACACCGAGCGTTACGACGAAACGGGCGAGGACTTGGTTTCTTGGGTCTGCGCCGACTGCGACGCAACGCACCAGACGCCGTACGCACTCGCGTAAGCGCCAAAAGCAGACGCCCCGCAACCGACGCGGGGCGTTTTGCTTTGCGTCCGTTCCGACGCGCTTTTGAAAGTGTAGGTTTTTTGAGCGCTACCGCGAGCCGAACAACCGCCCGCCCGTTCGCCCACCGCGTCCAAGCGTGATGCGCTTTCCCGCCACCGAGCGAGCCGTAATGTTCCCGCCCAAGAAACCAGCGGGGGGCTTGATGAGCAACGCCGTAAGCGCGTGAACAAGCGCGTCCACACGGTCTGGGGATTTGCCCTCGCCCGGTATCCACGACGTCATCTGACTTTCGAGTTCAGCAATAAAACCAATATGGTGAACGCGCCCTTGTTCATACGCGAGCGTAATCGGTTCTGCCCTCAACGCTTTTCCGTACTTCGAGTGAACTTCCAATACTTGGATTGTCGGGTCGATTGTTTGGATTGCGTTCCGCACGAGCGCACCACCTTGATTGACTTCCGCAACGACGGGGCAACCCCACTTGCGAGCCATTGCCACAACCCGTTGCGCCCACACCGTAGGTGAGCCAAGTACCGACGCGTCTTCGAGTACCCACGATTGACGCTTGTAAAGGTCACGTTCACTTGTTGACGCGACAACGATAATCCCACACTCATCTCGCGGGTTCTCTGCCACCGACGGGTCGACGCCGATTACGCGCAACGGTACACCCGACGGCATACTGTTCTGTCTGTGGTTCTCAATGAGTTCATCTGTCCACAACGCGCCCTCAACCGAGTCCAGCATCTCACCATAAAGTTCTTGACGAGCCAACCGCGTACCCGCGTAGACGCCCGTGATTGCTTCCATATACGCACCCGACAAGTTACCCGCGTTGTCCATTGTCGAACCGCGTGATATCCAGATTTTCTTGCCCGCTTCTTTTTCCGCGATTAGGTCGTACAAAACTTTTACGCGCTTCGGCGTTGTCGTCGCAAAGATTTGCGGGTTGCTTCCCAAACGAGTAGCGACGCGCAAGTTATCCCACGACGTCATTCCCGCAGCGTCTGGCGTCTGACGCCACGCTGCCAATTCATCTGCCCACGAGTAATGTGCTTGGACACCACGCAAGGAGTCTGGTTCATCTGCCGTTGCGAGCAACGCCGTGTTCCCATTTGGCCAGGTCAGTCGTCGCTTCGACGGTTCATACAAAGGTCGTTCCGACGGCGGGGTGACATTCAGAATTCCCGAATCGCCCTCAACGATAACGTCACGAACGTCCGCTGCGGTACGAGCAACTAAAAGAAAACGCAAACGCCCTTGCGAACTGTCCTTCGCTTTTTCACGAACCCACTCTGCCGCAGCGCGGGTCTTGCCCGCACCACGTCCACCGAGATAAAGTCCGACGTTCCACGAAACGTCCATTGGTGGTCGTTGTTCGGGTCGTCCCCAGAACTGCCAGTCCCATAAAAGATTGTCGGGGTCAATACCCGCGAGTGCTTCCGCTTTCTCCCCTTCGGGGAGTTCAGAAATGATTTGCGCGAGTGACTTTGCCATTGTTCCATCATACCACTCAAAAAACCTACACTTCTGTCGAAGCCAAGACGCACGGCAAAACAAAAACCCCCGCCGAAGCGGGGGCTTTGTGTTCGGGCTTACCCGCGTGAGCGAGCGTAGCGGGGTCGGTTGTAGGTGACGGCGTTCCAGCCGAGCAAGGCAAACCCAATGCCGTATGCCCAGATGGCTTCCCAGAGTGCCATTCCGCCGAGGTAGAACGAAAAATTCTCGTTGTAACGAACGGCGTCGGCAATGATGTAGAGCGAGATGTAAACCGCGACACCAAACGAGATAAGAGCAAAGGTGGCGCGGGTCTTGCGTGCTGTGTTTGTATTCATAATCAAAGTCTACCAGACTACTTTATCTTTGTCAAGTCAATTGGCTCGTAACCGAGAGCGTGTCCGATTTCGATACCATTCTTCCGCGCGTAAATGCGAGCGTTCACGAGCGAGTTGGACGTGATTTTTACTGTGTCGAATTCGAGTGCCGTAGTACCGAGCGCCTCGAACTCAAATGTATATGCGTTGTTTGTCATCTCATCAAAGTATCAAGTCACATTGGAGTTGTCAAGCAACCAGACTTGCGTGTCGCCCTTCTCCCCGCGACTCAAAAAACCTACACTTTCACCCCAGCCGACGCCGAGCAAAAGAAAACCCCCCGCCCGAAGGCGAGGGGTTGTGGGGGAAGACTTAGTAGTCTTCGCGCGGGTCGTACCCGCCTGCCCCACGCGCCACATTGTGGCACGGAAGACAGCGTTCCACGGGGTCGCCCGCGTGGAAGAACAGCACGGGGGAAAAGTCCCCGCATGCCTCGCACTCGCGCTCGCGAGTGAAGGGGTTTTCGTCGAGGTCGAACACGAGAAAATCCTTTCGGTTGGTGGAACACCAGACTAACACACATCACACACAAAGTCAAGTGACAACGCACCGCGCACACCCGCGCTGGGAAGTGTATGTTTTTTGAGTCCCCCGCGCGACGCGCCCCGCACAAAAAAAGAAACCCCGCCCGAAGGCGGGGCTTCCTTTCGAGTTACACTCGGCGGGCGCACACCGGGCCGATACCCGCTTCGACGGACTTCGGGTCGGTGAGGAACGCGCTACACACACAGCAGATACCCGTTTCCACGCCCCACGCTTTCGCGTCTGCGAGCGTCATACGGTCGTCGGCGGTGAGCAAACGCATTGCGCCCGACTCAAAGACGAACGTGTTGTTCGCCCAATCGAGTTTCTTGGCGTACAAACGTCCGCTCTCACGCGAACGCTGAACGCGGTAAATGTCGCCGTTTGCGAGGCGGTACATTCCGAGTTCGAGTTCGACGAACGAAACCCGCGAGGCGGGCTTGGGCATTGCGAGCAAAAACTCAATGAGTTCGCTCGCTTCGCGGACGGTCAAGCCAGCGGGGTTGCGCTCGGAGAGGTCGTACTCGCGCTCGCTTGCGAGCGTGTTGAGGAACGAAATCTGGCGGGGGCTTGCGGGGTTCATCTTGTGTCCTTTCGGTGGTGGGTACTTCGTGCGTTCAGTCTAACACACATCTACGACAAACGCAAGTGCCGACATACCCGCGTGTCGAGGGGGACGCCAGCCGAAGGCGGGGAGCCGGGAAAGTGTAGGTTTTTTGAGCAAGGCGGCTTGCGAAGGCGCAACTTCTTATATTCTTCTGCCAATGTAGAATGTGTGTCGTACCTTCGCTTCGCCTCATCTTGTGCTACAATACCCGCGCACAAAAAGAAAAACCCCCGCATAGCGGGGGCTTCCTTGTTACCACCAGACTTCGACGAGAGTCGATTTCTTGGTGAACGGAATGGGAATGTAAATTGCCAGTCCGCGTTGAGCAAAGATTTCCTTGATGAGTTTCATCTTGGCTTCCTCTCTTTGTAGTTGTCGTACCTACTCTATCAGAGATAAACCAACTTGTCAAGTTATGACTTTGATTTCAGCACTTGGTATGAACCACCGTCGCCGTTCAGTTGGGGCATATACCCGTACCGAGCCAGACGGAAGCGGATACTCGCGGGCGTTACGCCCAACCGCTTTGCCAGACGATAAATTGTCACGCCCTCGACCGTCCGAGCGTGGTTGAGTAGTCGTGAGAACTCCTCGCCCTCTGCCCGAAACGCGGGAGATTTTCCGCGCACTTGGGAAGCGAGCGGACGCAATTCACGCAACCGCGCAAGAGTTTTTTCGCTTGGCTCGATATAGACGGGCTTCATCTTTTCGGCAACGACGGGCGGAAGCGGGATATGGTCGAACACAATTCCGACGGCAGTAGCCGACGCAATCTGTCGTACTCGTTCCCGCGTAATTCCCGTTGCCTCGGAAATACTTTGGAGTGTCCACCCCGCGTTACGGAGTGCCGTGATGTAATCGTTTCGTTCGTTGATACCTAGCGTTGTAAACTTTTTATGGACTTCGCTAGGCAAGGTTAGGTTCGTTTTTCGAAACCGCATTGCTTTGTGTCCTTTCGTTGATTATTAGTGTTGACTTCACTAGACTAACACTACCAAATACAAAAGTCAAGCCCGCCAC